GTATCTACTAGCCAATACTCCCCATCCTGGAACCCATCCCTCAAAGGCGAATCAACTAAGGCAAATAAAAAATGCTTTAGAGGAGTATATAAGTGTTGCCGAAAAAACGCTCCCTACAGGTGAAGGGTCTGTGTTTAGTTTTTGGACTGCAATAAACGAGGAGAGCTACCAAAAATTCTTTTTTGATACTTTTACAAATCTCCAGCAAACTACAGATAACATGTTAGCCCAAGGATTTAAGTGGACAGAGGATGCAGCCCTTCTATTTCAGGCACTTCTTCGAAATATGACAGCAGAATTTAGATCAGGATATAAAGATTCGAACATTATATCATTCGAGCAAGATATTTCAAAATATATTCTAGCTAATATATACAGAATATCTAAATCATCAGCATTAAAAGATTTATTGGAGTAATAATGCCAACATTAGTAAACAAATCCAGACAAGACCCAATAATAGCTTCTGACATAGTTGAGCAGTTAGCTAAGAGCGAAGCGGGAGCATGGCAGTTAGCAAAAGTGTACGCTTTTGTGTACCCTAACATTAAATCTTTTCAGAGAAGTAGTCATGCTGGTGCCATAATACAGAAAATGAAAGTCTCTTTAGATGCAGCGGTAGCTGCTGGCATTCTACCTTCTACTTGGGTAGGGGAGGTACGGGGGTGGGAATCTGAAGAAGCCGCTATTCGATACTTTTCTCTTTTGATTGAGCTATTGAAGGCCCCTATCGTGCTAAAAATTACCACCCCTCCTATGTATAACTTAAGCCAAGCTAGTTTATTTCTTAAAAAGGCAGTCGTTCTTATAAATTCCCAGTCGTTAATAAAAGGAGGTAGTAAACATAAGAGATCTAAAGCTTTCGATAGGGTGTTATCTGGAGTGTATGTTATAACTGGATACAAGCATACTATTTCTAAATCAAAGGCTGTATCCCAATTTGTTATGTATCGAGATCCGTTCGATTTTATACATTTTTTACAAGATGACACCGATTCATATGCTTCGGATATTGATATGCATATAGAAGCCGATAGCTTTAGGATAGATAATTTCGCATGAAAACTTTACTAGGAAGAATAATGAGGACAGCCTCCACTATGGGAGACGGAACTATGTCTTTTGTAGAAGATTCGGTATACTCTTTATGGCTTGCCAATAATGCTTATAATTGGATGGCCTTTCAATATACTGTAAACTATATGGCTCCTGTAGGGATGAACCAATATTATGGGTTTTGGGCAATACCAGAAAAGTATGCAAGAGCCGTGATAGGCCAACCTGATAATGCAAATGAGAGTTTTTGGGTTTACCTGGGCTCAGTGTATGAAACAGGGGGCATAGTAGATCCTGATCAAAAACACCCTATAGATTTTTACGGGAAGGGTATCAAGGGTATAGCTCCCCCTATACGGGAAGCTTACTCAACTGGACCTACATCCAATGCATACGGACTATGCACAAAGCAACGAAATCGGATTGTTTTATCTGATGTAGCTGCTAGTGAACCCACGGGAACTAGTAATAAAGGAGTTTTTCTAACTTCTAACGATAATAAATCTATACGCCTTCAATCTTATAACCCTAATAATACTAATGACGCTATTATTATTTCTAATGAAACCAATCAAGATAATATTACTCTTACTGGTAGTAATAGTACACGCCCTATAGGACCTAGGGGGGCCACTGTAGATACGGGAGGAAATGTGGCAGTAAAATCAAGAGCGGCAAACCTGCGTGTTCAAGTAGGGTTACGAGGAAGCCCACAAGAAGCTGCGGCAAACGGTAGAAAATTAGTTATACAGAACTGCTCTTTGGCTGAAGGACCTTTTTCTCAAAATTCTCTAGGGGTAGGGAAGTTCGAAGGTAATGGGTCCATAACTATTCAGTCTGATCATAATGATATTGAGATCCTTTCATTAGAGGGAAGGCTTCTTATTAAGACAAGCCAGCCGTGCCAAATTGAAAGCGACAGTCATGTGAATGTATTAGCGACTGGTGACATAAACCTTCAAAGTAGGGAAGGCGACATTAATTTAAAGGCTTTAACTGGAGGGGTAAATATAGAGTCAGGCCAAAAAGATATAGCCTTACAGTCTGGAGGGGGTGGCGTTATCCACCTAAATAAGATAATTCCAGGAAGCTTCTCAAGCCTACCTGTTGTTAAAGAGTTTTTTAATGACATTCTCATGAATCAGTAATTTTTAGATATGCCTACATTTGATCCCGACAATATTTTTAGTTATAATGTTTCCACTATTGCGGACTCTCCGCTTACAGTGGCAACCAAATTTGGAATGCCTGAATGTATCCTACAGTGGGAGAAAACTGTTATGGCTTTGCTTCCTAGCGATTTGCTGTTAGGGCTTAACTCAGGGCTAGAGCAGGGGGTCGGGGATGCTCGCGCATTTATTGCTGACATATTAAATGCGTTACTTGAGAAGTGGGGTATTAAAATTTTTGATGAGCAATCGGGCCTTTTTGTTTTACAAAGTGAACTACAGAGAAAATTTGGAGCAGCAGGAGCGGCTGGGCTTTTAGGGGAGCTTGGGAATGCCTTAGGAGCAATAATGGGTGCAGGTGCTACGCTTTATGAAAATTACCAGATAATGACGGAGACCTGGGATAAGCTAGAAGCATGTTGGGATGAGTTTGAGGAGTGGATAGAGGATGATGATGACTCATGTGAAGGTGTTGTGTGCCCCGATGGGTATGTATGTGAGAATGGTGTTTGCGTACTTCCTTTTTCCTCTGGAGATAATCCTTATGTAGGTGCTGCGGAGCGAGCAGTAAAAGATTCCAGAGAGTGGATCGAGCAAGCTCAAAACTTACAAAATATAATTGCAGAGGTTTTAAACGAAAGGCTGCATGACCCGTCCTTAATTCCTAGACTGGTAGACGCAAGCGCAGTATCGGAAGCCCCAATCTTTGATTTAGTGTATGGTCCTCCTGTAATGAAAAAGGGGCAACTTCTATACTCTACTGACGGGCTTTATTATAACTCACAAACTGCGGATTACGGGGGGCATCCTGTTCCTCAGGCTTCCGACATTGGCTTTGTCCCAGACCCTGAGAAGTGGAAACTTAATCACTTCGCTAGTTTGGGTGGAAGAGGGGAATCCTATTCTATCACTGAATTAGGTGAATATGTAGATACCCTATTTGACCCCGATCAAGTTTACAACGGGAAGGATATCCTCCCTTATTATGACGCTGATCACTTCCTGAATGTTTTAATAAATCAAAAAACAAAAGATGTTTATGATGTTTCTTCGCAGATAAATGATTTAGTTGTTTCGGGATATACCACAGACTCCGCTATGGTGGTAAACCTAAGACAATCTTTATACTCTACGATAAGTAATCATAATATTAAAATTAATAAACGCAAAAAACAATTAGAGGTAGCAGCAAAAGCTCCTGATTTGTTTGGGAGTGAGTCTTTTGAGCCAGGGAAGGTTCCTATCAATGATTTTAGCTTCTTAAAAAATATAAATTTAGCTGTTGATATTAAAAAACAGAGAAAACTTACCTTTGTGCAAGGGGAAGTTAGTTCGGTGGTCCTTCCCCTAAACCCTAAATTTGTACGAGCCGTTGATTCTGAGTCCCAGCCCTTGGTAAGCCACCTAACTGTCCCTAGGGTTGGTAAAGGGGCTATAACTTACAGAAATTCATCTACCAACCCTGAGGCGAGTTCTACAGTAGAGGTAGTCTCTATCACGGATAATATAGCCAGCAATGGATTGTTTGCTGTTTATAACTTCTTAGACGGGAAGGTTGCAACTCCCGAGTCCTCCTTATACCAAGTTCTTAATTGTGCTACCCCTGATAATTACAATAACTGTCAGCTAGTGTCTGTAAGTGCTCAAGACATATTCAGAAAGGGGGTAGGCATTCCCTTCTTACGAGGTATCCCTCAAGTAGGGTTTAATCCTATAAGTAGGACTCCCAGTATTTCCAGCACAGGAAACTACTTAAAGATGCCCTCTACCCCTGAGTTCCAGAATTTATTTTATAATCAGGCAGGAGCCTCTATAGATTTATGGTTACACTTGCCTAACTTTAATGAATTAGTTCTACCTTATTCCCTTAATTCAGCGGTAACGGATAGTGGGGACGGAAAGTACTCTACTTTCCAATACCATAAACTTTTATTAGCTTGTGAGAATACTGGTGGTGATGATTTAGATCAGGTATCCACTGAGATAACGGCTATTAAAGGGTCTCAAACGGTAAGAGGGTTGGTTATTGGGTTTAGTAGGGAAAAACAACTATACAGACCAGGGTTAGAGTTCGCTCCGATAGAGGATTTTGATGAAAATGAGGCTGTTTCTACGGGAGAGGGCGCAAGCAAAAAAGCTCTTTCCGTATTTTACATAGCTCCTACCCAATCCGTCAATACCAAAGATGTTGAGTTCCTTAACAGAGGAGAATGTTACAATCCTGATGAGGGTCAAAACATTTTTGCTATAGAAACTGCTGAGGAGATAAATGGAGTGAAATTCGATGACGCTAAAACTTCTTTTATACACCTAAATATCTCTTTTGATATAGAAAAGGACCTCATTAGTGTCTACTTGGATGGAAAACTTCATTCTACCGCTAGAGTAACGGCTACCTTTGGGAGCGAAGTAGGTAAACCTATTCAACTTCCTACTTTTTATGCCCCATCCTCAGTTACAACGAGTAGTTTCCAGTACGCGAAAGACACTGTGACCCAAGAAGGAACCCATAGTTTCGACCAGGGACCCCTTATAGGTGGTCATTTCACTCCTTGGATAGTAGGAGGGGGTTGGACAGACGGTATTCCCAAAGCATACAACTCTAGATTTACTTCTACAGAGGGAGGATTTATGTCCTCTAACCACGGGTTACGGTCAGGGTTGGATGGCTATATCGGAAGTCTTAAATTCTACTCTCGTCCCCTAAATATAAATGAGGTTAAACAAAATTATAACACTCAAAAAGATTTTTTCAAGAATATTAAACTATAAATGAGCACCACCAATATTTATGGGTTGATCCCCACCAAAACATCAACTGTAGAAGTTCTACAAGCCCCCTTTACTACAGTGAAGGGTACAAACCATTGGCCTGGAGAATCTGTGGGGGATAATCAACAAAATGCTTTTTTTAATTCTCAAAGCGGTCGAATTCTTGTTGAAAAGGGTATTAAAGATGTCTTGTCTACATCACCAGGAGAAAGATTAATGCTTATGGATTATGGGGTAGATTTGATTCCTTATCTTTTTGAGCCGTTAGATGATACTACTGCGTATGAGATGAGAGAAGCGGTAATTACTGCTATAAGTAGTTATTTTGGAGAGGTAGTAAAAATAATGGATGTTAAAATTGAGTTTAGTGATAAAACTAAATACCAAGGGGTTCCTGGGATTGTGATAAGTCTTCTACTAAAAATCTTAGATCCTGACCCTAACTTAAATATAAGCGATATGTTTGTAACAACGGTGGAGCTATAAAATGGCATATGAAGGTACAACGGGACTAGGATCAAATATAGAGATCCCCTTTACTACAGCAGCGTCTGATTTTGTAAAATTAGCTACTCTTTCTGATAATAGAAAGCTACAGGAGATAGATTACGGAGCTACTGATTTTATTACGCTTAAGGAATCTTTAATTAACTATATTAAGGTGGTTTATCCCACAGAATTTACAAATTTTAACGAATCTGACCTCTCAATTATGTTGATAGAGGTTGTAGCCTACATGGGAGCCGTCTTATCTATGAAAGCTGACATGTTAGCTAACGAAAGCTTCTTAGCTACTGCCAAAAATAGAAATAATGTAGCAAAAATACTGAATTTGATCGGTGTATCCATGAAAGGTCCTATTTCTTCAGCGGCAAATGCAGAACTTACACTATTTACCGATCTTATTTATCCTGATTCAGGTTTAGTAATTGAACCAAGAAATAGGATAGTGGGGATTGTTTCTCCCGAAGACAATTTACCTTTAACATTTACTCTAAGTAAGGTGTCTAACGGTGTTTTAGAAAATATGTCGCCTGATGGGTCCATCCATCTTGAAAATGCTGAAGCTACCCCTACTGGTGGGGGAGAACGGGTCTGGAATAATCTTATTTTGTTAGAGGGTGCGTTAGTTACCCAACAGGGGACTTTTTTAAATAGTGATGGGATAAAAACAATCGAATTGGACGAAAATCCTGTAGTACAGGGAAGTATTGAGGTTTTTGTGGATAGCGCGGACCCTACAGCGTCTGGGGTTTATAGTGAAGTAGAGAACCTTTTTATGGCTTCCTCTTTAGATGCTAAAATTTTTGAAGTTCTACCTTCTTTAGATGGGGGTGGCACTATTATTTTCGGGGACGGCACTAACGGAGTTTCCCCACCCGCACAGTCAGACTACTTTTTAGCTTATAGAGTAGGGGGTGGGACTAGGGGGAACCTACCCGAGCAAGCTATTAACACCTTATTTCAGGCAACAGGGGATTCTGGAACACCCTACAAAGGAAGACTAACCAATACTAGCCTAGCAACTGGGGGTGCAAATGCTGAAACGGTTGGCGAAGCCAAAGCTACTGCCCCCCAAACCTTCAGGAGGCAAGATAGAATTGTTACCTTGGATGATTATGTAGCATTTGTAATGGCTTATGTTGGACCTTTCGGTAAAGTAGGAAAGGGTATAGCTGCTACTAGACAATCGTACTCCTCTGCGAATATTATTGATATTTATGTACTAGAGGTGGCAAGTCCTTATCAATTACAGAAGGCTACTTTGAGTTATAAGAATTCTTTATTACATGCTATGAAGCCCAAAAAGATGATTACTGACGAAGTTGTAATTAATGATGGGTATATTGCTTCCTTAGATTTAGTAGTTACGATTAGATTAGACACTATTAACAAAACTAGAGAAGGGGCTATTAAAGGAAAAGTTCAGAATATCATTACTCAGTACTTCGCTGCGGTCAATAGGGGGTTTGGGGAGCCTTTTATCCCTTCTGATTTGTTGCAGCAATTATACAACTTAAGAGAAATTCGTTTCTCTACTGTAGATAACCTATCCGATACGGTACAAGTAGATTTTAATGCAATAATTCAATTAAATAACTTGGTAATCAATGTAGCTTATATTTAAATGACACAAAACAAGCAACAATTTTTTAAGCGAAATTATGTAGACGCTATGGAGCCTCTGATTCCTAGCGTCCATAAGAACCGAGACGATGAAGTAGTAACCCAAGAAACAAGCATCGAATCAGATATCATAAATTCGCACCTTAATCTTATGCAAGATTTTGTTAAATTGGTTGGTCCTACATCTGCCATCGACAACACAATAGCGCAGGATATTAATGATCCTGAGTCTTTATCGAAGTTTTTCGTTAAGCAGAATAATCTTACTAAAATTACCCCCCATTCTTTTGAGTACAACATTCTTAAGCCTTTAGGGTTAGAGTATGTTGATTTTAGTACTTCCGCAGACTTTAAATACTACTTAGAGGAAACTCTTCTACCTGCTTTATCTGTTAGCTCGATGGGTTTTCCTGGGGCTTACTACGAAACATATACTCACCCCAGACGGAAGCTTCTGTATCAGTATGGAAACACCTGCTCTAGTGTGCATCTTCACTTGATGGAAAATTTAGGTCTCTTTTATATGCTTAATAGAGGATACCCACCCCCACTTAACCATATTTTAGACCAACGCTTTTGGGGTACTAATATTAATTTCCAGCAAAACCAAGAGTGGGGTCCAGGTGAAGGTCCACCTAAATTTGGCATACCTGATACCATAGAATATAATAATCCTATGCGATTTAATTGGGATAATGATTCCTCTACTATTAGCAAGTACACTTCTGGTATCGGCCCTGACCCCTTTGGGGAGAATAATGCGACTAGGTGTAAGTTACAAACTCCTACAGAGGAGAGTTGGCCTGTTATCCCCGATAAAACTGGAGCCACCATTAGGCTTAGGGTAAAGAATGCTGGGTTCGGCACCTCAGGTAACATTTATTGGTCCTTTTGGGTTAGAGCTAAAAAGTTTACAGGGAGCATGGACTACACAAACCCTGCTTTAACGGGTAAATGGGTAAGGACTACTCACATGGGGCACGGTCATGCAGGACCTAATAGAATTTATCCCGTTACCTCGCATTGGCAACAATGCATTTTACGCGCAGCGGAACAGTACACCCAAGCAGAGTATGAGCTACTAAACAACAAGAGGTTTATTAAATACTACATTAAACCTAAATGGTCTGCCGTAGGGCACGGACATCCTGATGTAGGGTGGTGGCAGGGTCCCGCTTGGCCTGAGTATTGGCAAGATGGAGATGAAATCGAGTACGCCTATCCTGCGATTTACATTGATACATGTGAGCATGGTATAGGAGCTAGATCCTATAGCAGCCCTACAGTAGGTAAGCAGAAACTGGCTCCTGATATTTCCCCTGAAGACTATCTTAAATGCTCTCCAAGTGGTGGGTATAATGCCGCTCAAGGGTATGCTGATTCGATAAAGCCTTTAGTAATTCATGGGGGAGCTAATACTCCTGATGCTTGGAGGTTTGTAGACTTTCTAACCTGGAAAGATACTGAGATGGGGTGGTATGAGTCCGTAGAAACAGAAGAAGGATTCTACACCTTGGTCGATGCTGTTAAAGCTTTTTGGGTAGGCTCTCACTTTAATTATCGCTTCTCCTTATCCGAATATACTCTGCCAGCATGTGCTGGGAACGCTCAGTTTATCACAGGTACAGGGGGGAACGCTACCGACCCTGAGTTATTACTAGGAGGGACCGCTGCTTCTGTAACTAAAATACATAATTCCAATGAGTTTTCTATGGGGGGAGTCACTCATCACCTAGCCTTAGAATCTAAGAAGAGCTATAAATTTACGGTGTACATTGCCAAGCAAGGGGATCGCATAGTGAATCAAGGGTTTGAGGATGAAACCGCTGATGTCGTTTCTTTAATAGAGTTTGCTTATTGTGGCGATTACCCTACATCTCCTGCAAGCATTATAGATTGTGGAGAAGCTTACTGTTTCGATCCCAATGGAAATACTATTATTCCTGATAACTTCTCTTATCATAGATTATGGTTAAACTGGAGTAAAGACGCTAATACAGTAAGTAGCGTGTACAGCGATTTCGGTAATACCCCAGACCATTCTTATGAAGTAGAAGATATTGGAGTTACAGGGTGGTATAAAGTTTCTCTTAATTTAACTATCGACCCTTCAGGTACGCATGATAAAAACGCCCTTAATTCCCAAGGTGTACCAATGGGGGATCCCTACGGCATCCTTACAATATACCCAACGAGGCATTATAAGCCTGGGATGAACTTCTCTAGATCTCCTCAGGACCCTATTACGACCCCTACCGTGCCAAATGCCCTTATGGGGCTTGGTAGAACCTATGTAACAGACGCAAGTTACACTTTACCTGATGATTTTTCCGCTTCTGGGGAGGTTTTTACCTTCTCTATGGCTAAAAGAAATGTGTCCTATAAGGAGTGGGAAGGACCGTACATCTCCCGCTTCGGCGCGGACCCAAGTGCGGGAGTTGTAAGTAATTTGCTAAAGTTATATCACGGAGAAACCATAAATACTAATGACGCTGTTAATGCGTATCAGGAATACATCTGGGATAATTATTATGGATCTCACAGTATGTATAATCAGGATCCAGTAGGTAATAACCCTTATGCTGTCGATCCTAACTATGGTGTTAATAGAGGTCTTTCCTCAATCAATGATGATTATCTACCTAAGAAGTTCTTACGGGAAAACAGCTTGTATGCGTCAGGTAATCAAAATCTATCTAAGCTGTATACCTTAAACGATATAATGTACTCTCCTCTTTACGCGGATAGAGATGATCTTCGCGTTAAACAAGCTATAAATAATTACTTCGTATTGGGTAAGTATGTTACTGATAAAAAGCAGTTAGGTCCATTGTTTAAACTTCTTCAGGCTATCGGATATATAACATTTGATATCAATGATCAAGTAGAAAGACTACAGCAGTTAATAAGTATTAAGGATTGCCCTGATGAACTGCTGCCTTACCTTGCAGACATTATTGGGTGGAAACTATATGGGTATAATGTTAACTCATGGAGAAGACAACTTTGGAATGCGGTAGCTCTTTATAACGCAAAAGGCTCCGTGTATGGGCTCGAAAAAGCACTTGAGGTTGTGCTCCCTAATCACCCACTTCTCGTAAATGGGGAGTTTTTTGAGGACGAAAGCGCAGTAAATCTGCTAGGAGATGGCGAATGACCCCCACCCCTGGATCCTTATACAGCCCCCACTGCTGGAACGGGCTCAATTCCCCCGTCACGCGCAGTTGGCACTCTCTAAATAATTCGTTAAAGATATTAGACGATCCCACCACCGCGCCTGATGGAAGTTTGGTTCCTAGCTATTTCGCAAAAGAGGAGTTCTCTTATAATGCTAATACCCCTGGGGATAGTGCGGTCATCCTTCAAAATATTGCCTTAAAGAATAGAGAAACCTATACCTTTAGCGTGTATGTAAAATGGAGTGATGCGATGGTAGATGCTATTGCGGCATCCCCATTGGATTATACACAAACCACCACGGTAAAGATTAGGTTCCCTGCTGTAAACGGTATTTATCACGACCAAGTACATTTAGGGGTTAAGTGGGCTTTGCCTGATCCCAACTCTACCTTAAACGCTGGGGATGTTTCTGGGGTGTGGGTAGATACCGATCCTTATCAAGGGTATCAGAGTAGCCCAGGCTTATTTACCGATCAAGGGTATAGTAGGGATAAGGATGACTGGTGGCGTGTCTGGGTTACTATGAACTTTAACCCTCTAGGGGTACAAGGAGAGCAGAGGTTAGCGACCGTGATGATTCGCCCAGGAGGAGTAGAAGGACCTGGAGCTTTACCTAGCGTGGATCAGTGCCCTGCTGGGCAGGGGGGAGCGGGAGATGGAGATGGCAACGGTGGTGGAGAGGGTGAATGTAATCAAGACACGGACTGCCCTACAGGGTGGGTGTGTGCTGATGGAGTTTGTGTAGACCCTGGAGGGGGTGGCGACGGCTCAGTGTACGGCTGCACCAATTCAACCGCATGTAATTATAACCCTGATGCTACAATAGATGATGGCAGTTGTGAGCTTGGAAGCTGGGAGACTTGCTGGGGTTGCATGGATGACGGAGAGCAACTGTGGAGTCCTCACCCTGGGCAACCAGCATGTAATTATGATTTAAATGCAGTTTGGCCTCCTAATGCTGCTACAGGTAGATGTGAGTATGCAGGATACGGGGATCTAATTAATAGAGATTGTGAAGGCAACTGCGTTAATGATTTTAATGGAGATGGTATTTGTGACGAAGAAGATGTATATGGATGCGCTGATCCTTATGCATGTAACTATAAACCTGCTGTCACGGTAGATGATGGAAGTTGTTGGTATGCCCCAGAAGAGACTGGGGACTGTGGGGACTTTGTTGGGTGTATGGACCCCACCTGCCATTCGTATGAACCTAACGCTACTATCCCATGTGAGGACTGCTGCTTCGGATGTGATGATACTGGAGGTGGTGGTGGAAACACCTGGATAGAAGGGTGTATGGATGAGGATGCTACCAACTTTGACCCACTAGCAACTAAGACCTGTCCTATTATTTTTGGATTTAACTGTTGTGAGTATATATGTGAAATTGGTGGAGACGCAAATGTTTGGATAGATATTGAAGGTCCTTACATTGATCCCGTTTTTGGAGGGAGCAACTTCCCTGATCATCCCTTTACGCCTAGTCTGAGAAATATATATCTAGAATCAGATACCCCACATTCTGACCCCCAGGCGGGTACTTACCATGTTGATTGGGAGTCTGAGGGAAGTAACCTTTATGGGGCAGGTCAGGGCGATTACGATAGGTGGCACAGTCTCAGTATCGCTAAAGGGCAGTTACCTTGGATGTCTAGAGAGCATAATGTTGATGCTAGTGCGTTATCTTGGATGGCAGAGACTATAAGAGGTGGGAACCAGTTCGCGGAGTTTGACAGGACTATGCTTACTGGAGGGTTTGGTTTCTTATCTGACCCCGTTGGGAATTCTTGGAGCAACGAAACCTGGGATATGGACACCCGCATAAACGGAGGTTTCCACAGTAAGCAGGGTGGACGAGTAACCCATTACTGGAAAGACGGTATAGATATAAACAATATTTTCCATCCTTGTCCTGAAATTCAAAAAATGGAAACAGAGTATCTATTTAATGAACCCGCTAGAGGATTGCCTATCTTTATGCCTAGAACGACTGAATATGTTGTGGGCATTGCGCAGGAGTGGGATCCTTATGGGGATTGGACTCCTGAATATAAAGTTGTTCCTACTATTACGCATCTATACAGAGATCCTACTGTGAATCAACACTCAGGTGCTTCTACAGACCCACCCCTTCCCGAATGGGACTCTCAGCAATTGGATAGAAAACAGCAGTGGAGTTTTTACTTAAAGCCTTTCTCACACAGTACGCTTTTTGGTCAAGGGCGAAGGACTATATGGCCTGGGGGCGTTGGCACCCCATATGAGCGTTGGACAGAAAACAAATGGGGTGGGGCACTTATTGGGGGTACGAATGATGAGATGTGGATGGATCCTGATAATGTTTTCGGCACTGGGAACCAGCAAGGCTGGACCTTAACGAATATTGCTGGGGATTCAGAAGTGGATAGCATGATTAGAATTTTTAGAGCTACTATTTCTAATAGATCTGCTTATCTTCAAAACAATGATCCTCAAGGCTTTGTTAGTCCTGAACACTACCCCACCGACACAGACGAAGCCGTTGTAACTAATCATGCCCAGCTTCAATTATACATAATTTACGAAAAACCTGAGCAGCCTTACTTACATCCACGATTAAAAGCTATTATCCCCTCTACTCATAATTGGGATTATGATGCAGCCACTACTTTATTACAGAATGGGGCTCTATCTCAGAGCGAACTACCACCAAACACAGGTAAAATAGGAACCTTCCATGATTGGGGGTATACCGTAGAAAGAGGTGGATGGATACGAGTCTGGTTATCCGTAGGTCCCGAAGACACTGAGTACGAGTTGCCTAATAATACGAATGGAGTATGGCAAGAAGAACATGAAGATGTTGTACCTGGGGCAAACGCTGGCTGGAATTACAAGACATCCGACCTCGGAGAAAGATTATACTTTACTACTTTAGAAGCTCTTGATAATGTGTTGGATGCAAGCGGTATTCATATTGATGGTTTGCTACCCACCCATCCTGATTATCGGTGCGGTTTCTTGACGGATGAGGGCTTTTTACGGTGCGATATCGCGAGGACGGATGGACCACTCCCAAACTATGTCCACGATGATCGCCTTGTGGCTGGCGATTTCTCCATGTTTGGTGCTTTACATCAAAGCCGATCTTCTTCATGGGGAGGAGGACCCCCTGGAGACCTTACGGAGATCCTGCCTAGCACAGAAGGTATTGTAAACCTAAACTCTTTCCCACCCAGAGGAGAAATAGGCGCAGCTTATGTATGGAATCCAGTAGTTAATGAGGGGAATACCCCTGCGTCTTTAGATGATTTAAATCCTGAGGTTAAAAGCCCTATTCAAGAATATTATGAATCATATATACCTCGGCTAATTTATTATATGCTCTTAACATCTAGTAAATTCTTCACCGAAGAAGGGGACTGGGACTCGACTATAGCAAGTAAATTAAATATAGATAATTTTAGCGTAGATGAGAAAGAGACAAATGTAAAATACATTGTAGATCACATACTAGCACAAACAGTAGCTAGATTCCCTGATTACTTCTACATGGGGAGTTATAAGTTTGATGTGAGTATTACTGAGGATAATAATTTATATTTGGGACCCGCCCATCAAATGCGAAATGGGGAGTGGATGACAGGAGTGGAGCATACCTCTCATGGAGTTTATCTTAAGAGGTTAGCTAATACTTCTTATGTTAATGAGGAGGATGTGTTGGTGTATGGAATGTCCTTCAACTATAGAGGACGAAATTACCCAATCCCCCCATGGGATGAAGAGAAGTTTTTCGTGAACTGTGATGTCTCGGAGGATTTAATAGATTTCCTTGCGGAGCAGCTTAGAACTTTCGGTGTGCCAGAAACCCTCTCTCAACAGTTTGAGAGTTATATCCTAGATAACACTTTACGGTTAAGCGGAGATTCAAAGATTTATAATAACTCTTTCCTTTTCTTAACTTCTTCTCTTGAAGTACCTCCAAACTATGAGGAGATTATTTCTACTTTTGAGAAAGACAGTTTTGATTACTTAAGCTTATGGAGCGGTAAATCTTCTATCTTTAATTTGGATGTCTCTTCGGGACCATTTGACGGATCATTCTTTAGGGATCAACCTTATCACGCAGATGATTTCTTTGATTCCTTACAGGTTGTACCTGATTTCTCTCCCGCTAAGAGTGACCCTAGAGTAAATGTGCAAATGTCAGATACGGATGAAGCAGTGGGCTTAGACACCCCAGGTATAAAGATATCTTATGCTAATCAGGATCTTATCCACGATCTCTCTAGTGGATTAGGGGGGTACAGTATCTCCGCAGCAGATATGCGTGTTTCTTCTCTTGGAGGTATTGGTGGAGTTATTGATCCTACCTTTGATTTTGAGGGCTATGGAGGTCGAAACAATCACAGGCTTCTACCAGTATTCAATAGAGATCAAGTAAGTAGATTAGAAGACTCTTTAATCCAAGGGACAAGTGCGCTGTACCAACCCAACTATAGTGTGTCTTCAGGACCCATTCCTAAAACAAAAGACTCATTTGGATTATCTTCGTTAACTAATACCTCTGGAGCGTCAGCAATAGATGTAAAAAGGAACTCTTTTAGACGAAGGAACTACTCTAATATTATCCCTACGGATAGCTGGTATAGACGAAACGGCTTTGATATGCCTAGCTTCTTAAATGCTAGTGATACTGCCTTTAATGTTTTGGGGTATGTCGCTTCGTCTCAAGAGTACCAAGACATTAGCGCCTTACATACTTATCACGATGTTTGGGGTTCGTGCCAAACCGCAGAATCCACTGATATCTTCTTCGGGATAAAAACGAATAACTGTTTCCCTTGTAGGGGAACACAAGAGTTGGTTTACGGTTTAATGAGTTACTACCAAAGTAGAAATTTACTCCCTGAGTACCTCCAGACTATAGCCAGTCTTATAGAGAAGAAGAAGAATCTAGAGGCTACGACCGCAGTACTTAGAAATAAGCCTAACTTTGATATGTCTGGGTCTTATATGAGTGCTTCAGCTATCGCTAAAGGATCATTAACTTATGGAGAATCCATAGTAGACTACACTAACTTCGCATTTAGTGATGAATTCCATAGGCTATATAGAGACTATGTAACCAAGTTTGAGAAGCACGGATTAGGTCAGTACTTAGCTACTGAGTATTCGGATGGGGGACCCAATATCTTATCTTTAATTTACGGACCCACTTATTTTAATGCCAATCTTTCTTATAATGGTAGTGCTGTTGATGTAACAAACCCCTCTCTAGTAGCATCTTCGTTTGACACGGAGTATACTATTAACTTTAATGCTAGTGCAAAAGATATAGATGTTGAGTTAAATGAATCTCCTATTGGAACTTATGTGGCTAGTGACACAACCTCTCTCTATGTACAAGGGCGAGAATTCCGTAACCCCTACATCATAAGCGCAGTAGAGCTTGTAGATACTTCGGGGGCGTACTTCCCCATAGGAGGCGAAAACGAATTCTCGCTTTTCAAGTTAAATAAAAATAGTTCTAAAAAATACGGTAATCAATTCTACAACCTTAATACGGTTCTTAAGCAAAAAAGCCGAGGAGGATTACCGAGGGTTAGATTTAGTTTAAAGGATTACGACCAAACCAAAGACGCTGAGAATAAGAAGGGACTATTAGTGCCTGATCATGATTACATGCTATCTGTAGAGACTTTGTTTGGGAGAGAAAAGCTTAACCAGTTTGGAGGAGGTAAAGTAGGTATATGGATTCATACCAAAGCAGAGTATAACCACCATAATGAGCTTGTTTTCTGGAACTGGTCTAGGGAGGGTAAATGGGAACACAATAAAGTCTCTGAGGTAACAGGTCCAAAAGGCGTATTTAAGGTTAGAGATACCTACTCTCACATCATAGATTTTAAGGAGGTTTATTCTCTCGATAATCACCCTGAGCCCCAAAATTCTTATGACGATACGGCTGCATACCTTATGTCTATCTTAAAGAAGGAGGATTTCAATACTACTAAAATACCTTTTAATACTTTAAATAGGGATATAAAAGTGCCGTTTGAATATTATGAGGCGCATAATCAGGTCCACCGAACTGATCAGGATTATATTATTGAGGTATTCTCTTTCCCAAGCAAGCAGTTAGATAAGTATATGCTTTTAGATGGTATCTCCGTGGTTGATTTGATCGAAAATGAGAGAGTAAATATCCCATACTCTTTCTCAGTTCCAGATTTCTCACCCTCTTTTACTAACAGTAAAAAGTACTCTTTTTACGACAGTACGGGGGAGGAGCTTCCCTACGGTACTCCCTTTATAGTAGACACCAGCGGGGTTGTAACTAATGAAGATATAGGTGCCATTACAGTAGGTATAGGGAAACCTCAAGGGGTTGAGCAGGGTATGTATACGCAGGTTTCATCCTACCAGATGTCAGGTTATTATAATGACGCATCTTCAGCCCCTCAATTAGGGTTCCCGCAGGGGTGGTTTATGCAAGAAGATCAAAGTACCCTTACCCCTTCCTCTATAGCTTTAATAGGGTTAACGCATGGAACCCATATTAAGAAGAATTATCTTTCCTCAATACAAGTAGATCCTGGTGAGTTACTAAATATATTTAGATACTTTAATTCAATAGCCGAAGGGAAAGCGTCCCGTGTAGCTACGGATACTAGTGGATGGAACCCCCGTCAGTTGCAGAATGGAACTTCGTTTGAATTCTCTGGTGGAAGTAGAGAAAGCTATAGAACGCATCCTTTCTGGGATGGTAGTGGTATAATAGTAGAGACGGATCAATACACTTCGATAGATATAAATAATTAATATGAAAGGTAAGTTAGAAGTTTACAAAAACTACGGTTCTCCTGAGGAAGAGTTAATCTTAGAAGAGAATAATTTAGTCGTAGATTCTGCGGCTGAAATGTTCGTAGACTTACTTACTACTCCATCAGGTACGCGAGTTTATAGTCCTACTCAGAGCACTAATCCAGCAAATACCCTATATGATGCTTCCAACTATCGAGTGCAAGCACTGTCTTTCGGTAAGGCTAAACCCCAATACCAATTAAATGCGTACAAATTCCCAATAAAGCCTAAGAACCTACTGAGTAACTCTAACAATTTTGTGGATGAAGGTGTAGATTTAGTAGAGTGGAACAGGAATTTATTATCTAGAAATGTAAATCCTATATCAGGAGAGGCCTCTGGGGCTGCTTACTTTAATGAAACTAGTGGAGGGTGGTTAGTATCTAAGGGAGTAAGTTCCTATGCAAGTGGAGCCACGGACCCTGCGGGTCAGTATGAAGGAAACACTTTGTATATGATTCCTAATGAGCAGCCTAATGTTCTTGTAGAGGGGACCAGTGCAGACGGAGGGCATGAATATATGGGCCATAATTCTGTTTGTGCTACAGATTTTCATGCTTGGAAAGTTACCGCAGGAAAAGTTCTTACTTCTCAACACGAAGACTATAAAGCGGGTTACGCTGCTCAGGCACTCTTTAGCACAGCTAATACTTACAACGCAACTCCTCGCGCCACCGCGACTACTAATACTCTTCAAGCAAAAGGTAATTACAGAACTGGGCCAAACGCTGGAGATGCTTATATAACTGCGTCTGGATTTTTCCTTTCTGGTATACAATCTCGGAAATTAGGCAAGGAAAAGACTGCCACTTTTAGTGTATATTATAATATAAGTGCCCTAAATGATGGATACCCTGCCGATATAACAGCGGGTCCTGAGTTTTCTGCTGTTGCTCCAGCTAGGATCGCCTTAGCAATGGATGCTTCTTCGTTCTTTAATCCTGAAGCATATTTAAACCTATACAACACACAATACGCTACTTCACCTAATAATTTTTCACCCTGGACATCAGACGGAGCTTCAATAACAGGGGCTGCGTCTAGCTCCCCATGGGGTCCCAACACTGCTACCGAAATGAAAGTTACAGGTGGTAATAGACTAGCTTATATAGATTTTATTAATTCTGATCTGGGTTTGGTGGAGGGTGATTTTTATGGCATGAGTATGTACATTAAAAAATCTTTATCCACCCCTCCTGCTTCCAACTATAGTGATATACAGATTCGTAATGCTAAGGCTGCTGGCAATAAAGAGGGTGCTGGTATTAAAATTCGCTTTACTTGGGACGGAAGCACTATGACCAATTATACCCTTGCTGCTCCTGGGGGTACAGGTAGCAACTTAGAGGGTTTCGCAAAAGTAAGCGAATCAGTTGGTGGGTGGTATCAAATAGCCTTAGTTATACCTAGAAAAAACTCCTCTACTTACCGAGATGTTAAAGTTGTTGTAGAGCCTCAGCCAGGAGGCAACGGTGCTCTGTATGTAGTAAATTTTGATATGTATGCTATTAGTAGGGCGCAATATTCCCCTGCTGGTATAAGTGTACCTCGCACTTACGGAGATACTTATGAGAGCCATTTCATTCAAAATACAGGGGAAAGACTTACTTTCGATAATCAAATACGCAATATCGCGCCAGTATCAGGGGTTGAGGACGCAAGTTCGTGGAGACGGATTTCCCATGAATCCACCTTCTCCTCCACACCAGATCTATTTAAGGCTTATATAGGGACTGGTTATACAGAGGCTATGACAAGCGTAGTTCTTTCTCATCCTCAAATAGAAAAAGGATCCCCCGCTTCTTTGTGGAGTGATAGCAGCACTATTTGTGTTTATAAAGGTATAGATGAGGATGGATTAGGTCTTACTCCAGATGCCTTACCTACAGATATAGAAAACGGGTTAGGTGTTTTAGATAAAAATTTAACCTATAGTATTTATGCTAATCCCAGTGGTCTGTATGGAGCAAGTTCGGCTGGAACCACCTTTAGGTTTATGGATATTGGAAATGCTTTAGCAACACCTAACACTACTCTTGTCTCCATGGGCACTCCAGGCGTTGATTCTTATACTAGGCAGACCGCTTCTCCTAACTTTAGTTCATATGAATCCACCCATATAGGTATTGCTATGGAGATGTCAGGTGTTAGTGCAGGTAATCACTGCCACCTTGCTCATGCACAACTAGAGTATGACGGTAACTTTAAATTACCTGAAGCACATGATCCCCATTACACTTCTACTCCTACACCTTGGGTGAGTAGTATAGGTGTTAGTTCCGTTTCGTCTTGGAATAGTGGTAATGTACTTCACGGAATTAGTACCGCAGTTTCTACAGTATACTCTGATAGTATAGATGGTCCTTTTCCTGGTACTAAAGGAACCTTAATTTTAAACGATAGTGATGTGAGCACTTTAAGTCTACAGCAAAGAATTGTGGGCCGAAATTTAAAGGCAGGAGTTAACACTTACTCTACTACTCCTTTTTATAATAGGAAAATGACGGCTTCTGTTTACTTAAAGTATCCCTTTACTAACCCCCCTGGGGTATCCCCAGACGCTTCAGGTTCTACTACAGGATTAGCCAGAAGAAGTGAGATCGCATTGTATCCTGGCATTGCTACTTATGGAGTAACTTCATTAAATTCAGAAGGGGGCTACGATAAGGGGGGAAGACTGATTCTGCGATGGACGGATGTAGATGGTGCTCAGAGTCCAGGAGCAGGTAGTGCTACGATAGATAATAAAATTGCAGCAGGAAGACGCGCCGATGGGACACTAGAATACATACGAAATGGGTGGTACAGGGCTTCGGTAACTAACACCTTAGATGGTTTTACTGTTGCAAATACTAGCTCGGTAGTCTTTTCTGTTTACCCTGTGGCTAGGCACTATCCTGATATGGGTGGATCTCCTAATGCCGCTTCAGGTGGTCTTTATGTTTATGGGGCTCAATTAGAATTAGGGGATCTTGCTACCTCTTATCAAGACACGGATGATTTCTTTAGTACTCCCAGTTATACGGAGATAAGCGGGACCACCTTGGACGCTTATAAACCCAGGGATGATTTTGATTGGAGCGGTACTTTAGCTACAAGTACTATCTATGCTGAACAGCCTTATGCTAGAAAGAACTCCGAGAAGCCTCCTGTGGCAGCTAATGTTCTTAAGAGTTACTACCAGCTTTCCTCTGAGGATTGGGTTGTCCCTGCTGATTCTACTTATTTAGCTACCGCGCAAACTACTTCAGTAGTGCCTAATACCGAACCTACAGCGCAGGTTTTTTACTCTTATAATACAGGTCTAGGGGCCATATATCAAATAGTTGATGCGAGTGCATTGGAGCATGGTAAAACATACGCTTACACCCTTTACTTAAGAAGGAGGGGAGCAGCCATACCCGCTAATGGGAAAGTGTTCAGGATGAACATTAGAAATGTAAACGGCACTAGAGAAAGTGTTCTTCATTTTGATTGGGCGACCAGTTCCGCTTCTGGTGGACCTCTTGACAGTGGCTTCCAACGAGTGGGAAGTTTCTCACGCCAGCAGTATCGAACGGTCGGTAAAAATACTAATATGCCGTGGTGGAAATTAACCTGTGTCTTCCCTTACGACAAAAATGATGGAAATGGGAATTTAAAATGTGAGATAGTTCCCTTAACTAGAATTCCTACCTCTAACACTTACGCAGGATGGGTCGCGTACCCCTCGTTACAGCCTGTAGATACTTCTTGTTATACGCCTAACCCTATTCTTCCTGATTATCCCACCCCCTATGACACTTCCTTGGTGGATGATTATATGAGCCCTATGGCTCAATCGTTAGAGTTAAGTACGGGGTTCAACCAAAATATGAACTTCATAGGTTATAAGGATACCTCAACGGTAAATATTAATCAGTTTAAAGCTGTCGAGATTCTTCCTCATAATACTCTTTCTGAGGATCCTAGCAACGATCTTTCAGGAGCCTTCGGATTAAACTCTTATTACTTGGGGAGTTTCCCCCCAGGAAGTGCTTCGCCCATTAGCTATGCCATTGTTTCATCCTTAGATACTTCTGAAGGACTTACCTATCCTACTGTAGAAGGTACTTACGGAGGGTACTTTAACCAAGTGAAATCTATGGATCCTTCAGGTTTCTTAAGAGCGTATCACCCTTCTTCGGTTGATTATGGGGGGATAGAGACCACTTCAGGATTAGTTACCTCATCTAACCCAGACTTTAGTAGCACTGGGGAGGTTAGTTATATAACTACTGTGGCTTCGGGTGATTTAGGATTAGCTAATTTATATGGAGGTATTACCCAGTTAGGCTTGTGGGGATTTGATGTTCCTAGGATGGTTAAGGAAGGACGCTTGCCTCCTTATTATTTTGATGCTCAAGATGCTAATGACGCAGTAGGTAATAATCTTGCATATAGATTAATATGTAAGAAAGTTCTTAACCAAAATATTACAAATATATTAGATGGATCAGGACCAGGAGCCCATCGTTATAACGATCTAACTTTAGTGTGGAGGTTAAATTTCTTATGATCCATGGGAAAATAACAGCCACCAAAATCTATAAAACGGGAATTACGGAAAAGGTTTTTGAAGAATCCAACTTTACTTTGCGCGGCTTTGGTTATACGATTGCAAGTATTCTTGCGGGTGACCCCAACAGTGATCGCAATAATTACTTCTGTCGCTACTTCCAATTAGGTAAAGGTAACGCCCTTTCTTCCGTCCCAGGAGATGATAGGCTAGGGATATGGGGGTTAGCTAATCCGTTAGATAAGTCTGAGTATGGAGCATCACCTACAATTCCTGTGGTTAGATTATACCCTATTAGTGGTACTCCTACTGGGGCAGCTATTAAGAATACCTCCTTTAGCACTAGTACTTCTCAATATTTTGGGGATATCACGGGGGATTCTATTACTAAACTAACAGCTAACTCGATTCATCATCAAATAATGCTAGATGAGACTGTAGCCAATGGTATTGCTATAAATGAGATAGGGCTCTTCGCGTGTAATCCTAACACTTCACCCACTAAGGATAACCCTATCTTAGTGGCTTATAAAAAATTTCCTCCCGCTGGTATAATAAATAAGAATGCGGAATTCACTTTTATTTTAGATTGGGAAATCACGATAGACGATATAAGTAGTATATAATTAGTAGGTATGATAAAAAACAAAGACACTTTTAATCCTGTAGGTGAAATTGAGGTATGGAAGATGTACGAAGATGGGCGAGAGCCAGAGCTTCATTTTTCGGATCACAATGTTATTACCTCTGGGATGGGGGTAGCTCTTGCTTCCCTTTACTCTGGATCAGGGTCTCAGACTATCTCCGATTACCAGATTCTCAGCTACCAATTAGGTTATAGTGGAGCTATAACTAACCCATATTCGTATGGGACCTCCTCTACACAACTTATAAATCCCTTAAAGACTTCTCAGTATGTAACTGCGGGATCTCAGTTAGTGGTGGAGGAGAGAAATATTTTGATTAATGGTGTGAGTACGGCACAACAGCAAGTTGGCTTTGTGTCCATACCGTATAGTAATATACAACGAGTAACCCCTACTTCAGTAAGATATACTTTAGTGATAGATAAAAATAGCTGTCTAGGGTTAACGGATACGGAAGGACTTAAAGCTGAACTGAATGAGGTTGGTTTATTAATGTATAACCCTTTAAATATTAACCCTACAACTTCGGTGCTGGTAGCTTATAGACCGTTCACTCCTATATACAAAACGGGAAGTTTTGCTTTAGTTATTAAATGGACCCTAACATTCTGACATGCCTTTTTACCCAAATGATTATTATACTGTAAGTGGAGGAATTAATTGTAACACTTTATGGACTCCTTTTGTAACCAAATTTGATACAAGTTCGTTCTATAACTGGGAGCAAGACAATCTTCCTATATACGATCTAGATGAGAGGACTGAGTATCTCTGGTCTAAGACGGGATACCCCACTTCTTCGGTAGCAGGAATGGCTCTTGTAGTGTCCTCTACTAATTATTTCTCTGCTAAAAATGTATTTTCTGATGTAGGCTCTGCTATTAAGGCATTACCTAATCCCATTAGCTTCCCCATAATGATTGAGCTTGCAACCTCAGGAGATTTAGGTCATTTATCTTTAGAGAATATTAAAATAGAAGATGGAGGCGCATTGGAGATTGTTAACCGAGTTTTTGCTAAAAACTATGCAGGGGTGGAGACTGCGAGTTCTGTTACACAAACTTATGATGCTATAAGAACAAGACAAGTTGCTACCTTCTCTTCTTTAGATTTATCTAATACCATGGCCGAGACTTCTGCGTTGTCCGTGAGCACAGCCACTGTTGATCTGTGGGGTAGCACAGGGGCCGCAGGAGGTAATCAAATTAGGGCTTTCTTTGGCGTTAGAACCGATCAAGATCAGCGATATGAAACTGACCTTTTAAGTACAGATTTTAGAAATAATTCGGGAAACTTTAGGACAACAAATTCAAATGTGTTTGCTCTTCAAAATTATGAGGCTACATCTACTGGTCAAATAAAGGATCAAACCACTTCGTCTATTTATACCGCAGGTTATACTCCTAGTGGTTTAGATGTAAGTACCTTCCACCAAACTTTGTTTGTGAAAGGGTTAAACGCAGATGGGTCTCTTAGAACCCCATTAAAGGATATTGATTTATATAGAACCGTCCCTGGGCTAGTGTCCAAACCTAGTTTAGTAGGTTTAGCTTATGGTAATAGATTTAAATCTGTAAAAGTAAGTAACTGCACAGGTCCTATTTATCTTAGAGGGCTTTGCGTAGACGGTGATACTGGAGCCGCAGCAAACACGATGGGGAGTTATGTAACCAATAACGGCTTCGATATTATAAATTCAAATGTAGTGGTAGAAAATTGCGCGGCTACCAGATGCCCTGATTCAGGGTTCAATTTCCAGGACTCTAAGGTAAACATTAGTCGGGGAATTATTGCCTTTAGAAATTATGAAATACTCAACAATACAGCTACACTTCCTCGTTTAGCGAGGAAAAAGGGTAGTGCGGGAATTAGGGCTGTTAATAGTGAGTTAACGGTAAGCTCTTCCTCTTATGCTAGTGGGGTGGATTTCTTGTTCTGGTCCACTAGAAACCCTGTAGGGATGGATTTACTGAACTCTACCCTTCAGGGTGGAGACGCCAGGATTAAAGAAGCTAACCCGCCTTTCGCAGATGCTTCGGCCCCTACTTTTGTAAGCCTTTTTTATAACAGTGAGCACGGTCTTAAAGCAGTTAACTCTACAGTTGATCTGGATGGGCGTTTAGATTGTTATAATAATGAAATAGGTATTGGCTTGGATAGCTCTAAGCTTTTGGTAGATGAACTCACTGTAGAGTACTCTAACTCTACAGGGTTAGACGCTTACAACTCTCATATTAAATACAATAAAAACTCTATTAGGACAGATCAAGCAAGTGGAGCTTATTACGAAACTTTCCTACAAAAAGGAAGAAAGAAACGGCAATTCGAATTCTACAAAAACGCTCAACACATGGTTTTAAATAATTCTGTATTGGATTTCAAGCATGAGCCTGATGTATACACTAAGTTTGGAACTATCGGAATATACTATAACCACGGGGTTAACTTTAAAATCCCTACGAACAATCGTAAGACAACCTTACCTGGGGTGGAGGTTTTAAATAATTCAAAAGCTAACTTCCTCAACACACGAATAGAAGCGGGGAAGCAGCGAGTGGCCTCTATTACTAACCCCACTAGAAATCCTAATGAGTTGTACGGTGAAGCATCTTTCCAATCGACGCAGGGGTGTTACGGAGCAGCAGTTAAGGTTTCTGATAACTCCGAAGCAACTTTCCACGGTACGACATCAGGTATTACTACCATTACAGGACCCGTAGATTTCACTCAGCAAAGAAAAGCGGCAGGGGTGTATGCAGGAGATAATTCTAAAGTAAACTTCCAAGGTCCAACAAGAATTGTTGGTTATGGTATTGATGTTTTAGCTGAGAACAATTCAGAAATGAACTTCACTCCTCATCTTACGGGAGGCAAGCTGTTAGATATAAGTGGGTTTAACTTAACCGATTCAGAGAATCACACTGCTGTAGAGCTTCATTCTTTACGAGCATGTTTGGTAGCTAGTAAACATTCTACTATTAATATGAAGGATTTGGGGGACTACCATTCTACATGGACAAGGACTGCGGCAGGAAACAACTTCTTAGCAGCAGATTACCAAACTGGTGACGATAATGTGTTTGCTTTACAAGATACCGCTTTTAGAGGGACTGGTTATAATACCTCCGCAGACTATAAGAATATAGGTTTAGGTACTTCTGGGTATCACAAAGCAGGGTCTATCATGTTCCTTCCTAATCCTGATGATAATAACATGCATTTGGAATCCCAAAATCAATACACTGCTAAATGGGATCAGACTATGATTACTGCTGATAACCCTGGTATTTATACCTTAGCGTCAGGTCCATTAGCATGTGAGATGAATACTATGCTATCCTTACAACCATGGCATACTTACGGAGATCTAGGTGGTGGTGATGGGGGAGGAGCTTCAGCCGTTTCTTATTTCCGTGCCAACTATAGTAAGGGTGGGCAATGCGTTCGGGTTCTAGATCAGAGTGAATGCAATGTGAAGAATGTACACTTCCTTACAGCCTCTATAAACACTTCAGGTGCTCACTACGATGCTAGTGTAACTAGGGGAACTACGGGAAGGGGTGATCATGACCTTAAAATATGGAATGTTAATAGGGACTCTAAGTTAAACGCAACTTACTGCTCTGTAAGTGCGGTTTATCCAGGAGAGTTAACTAACCTGCACGGTCCTAGTTCTGTGTTTGCGTCAGGAAACTCTGACGTAGGGGGGACCGCTGCAAACGCCTTTGTATCTTTACTTGAAGGAGGGGACACGGAAAAGTATAGCAGTGTTACGGGTTACTTAAGTCTGTTAGATAATTTCGGTAAACACACTGGGGCTACTGATACGATTACTTATGGTATAAACAAAGGAAACGAAAACTATGGACACACTCTTCTTCAATGGTTAAGGGGGTACAGAGACTATAATACTATGACCGCTGGAACACCCACTTTTGAAAACCGTGGGCCTTTCAGGCTTTACTTTGATCCTAACCCCTTAGCTAAGTCCTTAAGCTATCTATCTGGTACTAGCCCACATACTACGCCTCCTAATCAAAACAGTGATCATGTAGGTAACTGGATAATTGAAGACAATACTCCTTACCAGCATGTGGCTCAAGGGTATAACATGTCAGGAGCAGCTTCTGCTGTAAATAACTTTAGCTCCATTGATCCAGGGAAGTATTTATCCTATACCACCTCTAGCGCAGTTGCCCCCGTTACATTCAGTGGAGTCTTCTTCCAAACTGAATTATATGATTTAGGCAACTCCCCAGCCAATAGAGGGGGTCCTTCTCAAACCGCAATATGCGTGAAAGCTGATGAATCAGCTTTAAACACTTTTGCAAATGCTAAACATAATGCTGTGGGCATGCGAAATACTTACATTAGTAGTGAAGTTAATTATGTAACTGATCAGGTTCAATTCGTAAATATAGTACAACCTACAATAAGTCCTGGAGGGGATGGGGCAAAAATAATAGATAATGATACTTTGTATCTTCCAGGAAGAGGATTTAAACCTACTACAGGGTTCGATTTAAGGAGTGAAAACTAATGTCTTATCATGATACAGCAGCAGGGGCTGGTGGTGGTTCTAATGGTAACGGTGCTGCTGATAATACTGGCGCATCCTACGGAGGTGCCACCGTTAGACCCTTTACGAAATTTGCAGAGAGTCCTTTCCAGTGGACTGACCCTCCTCGTTGGTTTAAAGCTAATGATCCATACTGGTATAAGATTGATAACCTCCCTCTTAAACAAATTCATGAAAACTGCCAATGGCTTAAAGATCAATTACAGGTAGCCCTCCTAGCTTCTGGGGTTGATAGGGTAGATTTTAATGAACTAAAACCTTATGCGGTAGGGTCAGATAGAAAGGTTCGGGTTCTTCCTGGGAACTATTTGGGTAGAGTTAATGATGCATATGGAAAAGGTATCACTACTTATAATGAACTAAGAGCCGCGTCCATTGATGTATCTCCTGAATATTTAAATGTTATCCTTCAACGAGAGGTGGGGAGGTTCCCGTTAAGAGATAAGGTACTAGCTTCTTTGGTAGGGTATGATGTTCAAGCTTCTTCCTCTTTTCCTTCTAATGGATTATATGATTATCTCCAACATCATCAAGTAACGAGGGTGCCACAGGAAGGATTAGATTATTTACTAGGTTGGAAGGCAGGACAATCCGAAACCAACCCTAATAATAAAACAGGTATGGCTAATATACCTAAAATTAAATTAGCAATATGGAGGAGGAGTGCCCGATCTTGGGCTGGAGAGTGGGGAGATCTTCAGCAGAGGGCTATGTATTTTACTCGGAAATGGGGAGGAGTATCCCGAACCTCAATGGTGAACATTCCCGAGCCTATAGCTGTTCAAGTCCCCGCTTTTAATTCTGATGATTACATTAATTCCTCTGATTATATTCCTCATGTTAGAATTGATTTAGTCTTTATTTATACCCACCCCGTAGACGCTAAAAAAACAACTTTAGCTGCTGCTGATGGTAATAGCCCTGTCACAATAACTAGTCCCACTTTAGGTATTGTAAAAGGGGCAGGAATCATTAACCTTAAAAACCAAGGCACTTTCCCTGATTCCCAGGTAGACATTCAGGCCAACCCCGCTCTCACAGATTCCGATACTTGGATAGCGGATAGTGCCAGCCGTGATGTGTGGTATGATTCGGATGGGCAACCAGGGTACAGCGAAGACGAATCCGCTTGGCAAATAAGGTCCCCACTTTCCGATCAGATTCAAGAAATCACAGGGTTAGAGGGTAGAAATATCCACACCTCTTTCCCTTCTCCCGATGATTTACTTAACTTAGCCCCATTAATTCAGAATGATTTAGAAGAAGAAGACCTTGCTTTAATTGGGCAGAGTATTCTACCTGTCGCTTATGTTTTAGTAAGAAAGGATGCGGCGTTAGTTGATCCTTCGGATGTAATTGATATTAGACCGTTCTTTAGGACTGCCGAGCTTACTTACAATGAGAGGGCTGGAGTTGCAGCCGCTATGCCCCCACTTTCTTTAGGTAACCCTGCTGTGGGAAAAATAGAATTAGATACTACTTTAGATACTTTCGGTAGGGCTGTTGGGAAGCTAGTAAGCGATGTGTCTAGTTTAGGGGATGAGCTTGGAGACCTGGAAGACACGATTTCTGACCTCTCTACATCCTCTCTTACCAATGCCTTTGTATTTGGTAATGTAAGCTTTGGTCCCGCTAGTTGGGAGTTTCAAAAACGCAGAGGGGGAGGAGGTTCGACATTCGGTTATAACAAATATATGAAACTCTCTGTGGATGTACCAAATAAAAATGCGGTAGGGGCTCAAGTGGTAATCACACAGAAGGCTCCCAACAATCAGCATCACCATCATGATAATGATGGTGACCAAAGGTATAAAGCCAGTTTACAGTTACGGGAGGGTTCTCAGGTAGTGAAACAAATAAACTCTTCGGATAGTGCCACCATGGGGCACGGGCATAATGGAGACACATGGACCTTAAATATATCTCCTATTCGTATTCCTGATCGCGTAAATAATGTCCGCTTAAGAATTTCTCATACTTCAAATTTGGATGGGGATAATGAGAATGAGGATACCGTTGCTGGCGATGTCGAAGCCTGGATAATTCTCAACAATGCTATCCATATTGAAAGCAATGATGTGGAGGGAAGTTAATTATGTTGTTAGTTGCTAGAGGCTCAGTGCAAGATGTTGTAACCACTAACGAGGGGTGCCAACCTATTACTACTACCCAAGGATGCTCTACTGATGTATTTGTTAGGGGTTTTGGGGTACACAGGATAGGGGACTCGAATACTCCCCATACTTTTGGTCCACCCGCATGCCCTACCCACCAAACCTATCTATCAACTGGATCGGCAACGGTATTTGCTAATAGTAAAGGAGTAGGCAGGTATCTGGATATGTATGTAGCTGAAATTATTACAACTGTAACACAAGCCAGCGTTTTCGCTGGAGACTTTTGAACAAAATTTAAAAATTTATATAAACAAGGCTAGTGATAGCCTACATAAAATAAGAGATACACTATCTCAAAAAGGATTAATTATGAAATCACCCCTGAATATTACTGATGATATGATGCAGCAGATCCTAGCAAGTAGTGATTGGACTACGGCTGGTGTTACTGTTGTTACTGAAGAGCTTGACGCTGATAGCGATGAGCGTGTAGATGAGCGTAAAGCAGTCGCAGAAGAAGAGGTTGAAGTAGACGAGGGTATTGAAGACGAAGAAGACTTTAATGCTATCGAAATGCTTCACGCTCTCCTTGACGAGCTTAGTGATGACGAGCTTTTAGAGCATGCCGCATCTATGCTTGAGGTTTTTGATGCAGCAGCCGAAGAGCTTGACCTTCTCTCAGAAGAGGAAGACGAGGAAGAAGAAGAGGACCCATCTGATGATATCAATAACATGTCTCCAGCACTCATGAGAGCCGTACTTAAGGCGCAGAGGAACGAAGGACTGCTGTGAACATTGGAGACTTTGCAGAGTCTCTAATTAACGCAGAGGTCGGTGATATAAAATCAGGTAAGCGACAGGTTTCTCATACGGTAGATAACACCTGGAAAGATCCTAGCCAACCTGACATCACCAGCGTTGCTGTACCTGAGGCATTTTCCGCTAAGGTTCTTTCTGAATCTTTTAATATTGCGCCTAAAGAACCTCTGGTTGAGCAAGAGACTCCTCAAAAAGACCCTCAAGACAATCGTTTAGAGAGGTTGTCTCAGATTATGTCTGAGGCCCAACAAATTCTAGAGAGTTTAAGTACTACTGTAGGAATGCTTGGTGCAGGGCCAATGTTAGGGGGTCAGAAAAAGAAAAAAGACTACCGCAATAGCTTGGAAAAGCTTAGACGGAGACGAAGAAGATGAATATATTTGAGACAATCAGAGAATCAAATGCTCACCCTTCAGACCGTCCAGATTACGGGAAGAGAAATAAAACTTTGGCTAAGAAATCAAGAGTAAAGGTGTACGATACAATAAAGCAAGCACTAAACAGGGGTTATGTCGGACAAATTTTCTCAACTAAAAACGCTGGTAGGTTATATGTGACGAGTAAAGCTGGGTGGGGGAAGAAGAGTACAGGTAGAATAGCTAAGGGCTTTACCTCAGGGTCTTCTACTCCTTCTTCTGATTGGAAAAGCGTAAAGGGGCATTCAGTCCGCACAATGAAAAAACACGGGAAGCAACGCTCTCGCAAATTTGAAAAATATAAGGTAGATAAATAATGTTATTAACGGATACTTTCATTTTAGAGAACCTAGAGGTTATCGAAGAATCAAAAAGCAAAGGCACCATGAAAATTAGAGGGTGTTTTCAACGGGCTGATGAGGCTAATAACAATAAGCGTGTCTACACTAAAGTCTTGTTAGAGCGTGAGCTTGTAAAGCTAGATGAAGCAGTAAAAGAAAGACGCTTGCTTGGGGAGTTAGACCACCCCAGCCATGACGCAGTTAAACTTTCTAATGTCTCTCATCTAGTAACAGGATTAAAGATGGTTGGAAAAGAGGTTGTAGGGGAGGCAGAGATACTAAACACACCTGCTGGTAAGGTAGCTCAGGCTCTTATTAATGACGGTGTAAAGATTGGTATTTCCTCTAGAGGGATGGGAACACTTTCAGATGGCCTCACGAATGGTTGCAAGCAGGTTAATGAGGACTTCAAGCTGATTACTTTTGATTTAGTCGCTGATCCCTCTACTAGGGGTGCTTTCCCTCAGCTTTCTGAGTCTACTTCTCACAGAACGCAGGAGATTGTAGAGTCTACCTTTAAGAAGGCTAGTAAAGAGAAGTATTTCCTTACATTACTTAAGAAGAAGTTGTACGAGACTGTGGGTAAGGACCCCCATGAGGGTGAGCCTGAGCATTTAGCAGCGATTAGACGAGCTAATATGGTTAGCTCTGATATTAAGTCTGGGGCCAAGCCAGCAGAAGCGGGGGAGCGAGGTAAGCCTGTCAAGAAGAAGGTAGTTAAGAAGCCTGGGAAGAGGCAAGATTCTGGGACTTCTTACGGGGAAACTTTAGTCCGTAAAGTTCTTGAAGGAAGAAGAAGGTAACAAAAAAAAATAAAAAAATACCCTAAGTATCTTAAGGGTATACATATAGTTAGAATCGGAGCAATTTATGAAAAAAAATAAAATGGATAGCATGGCTGAACTCTTACCCGAAGGCTTGGGTGAGGATACCATCACCGAAATTTGTGGCTTAGTGGACGAAGTTATAACTGAACAAGTTGATAGTCGTATGAGACATTTAGAGGCTAAAGTTCAGGGCTATCTTCGCCTGAAAATGGACTCCATCAAAGAACACGCTATTAAAGAATTAGAAACAGAGAATGAAACTTACAGAAATGCTAAGATCTTTGAGTCTTTAAAAACTTTAATGGCACTTGAGCTTTCTCCTAAAGACGAAGAGAATGCAATTAACAATAGTGTCGAAGAGAGCACCCAGATTCAAGAGGAAAATAATGTCTTAGTCTCTGAACTTAATAGTGCCCTTGTAGAGAATAGCAAGTTAGAAAATGTTATTCAAGCTTTATCAAAAGAAATGAACACTTTGGAAGAGCGCAACGACTATCTTCACGGGGAAGTTCAAACCTTAGAAGAAAGCAACCAGAAACCCTTTCGGTCATCCGAGATGGCTGTAGTAATTACCGAAAATGTTGATGAGGAGAGTTCGGTTTCTCCCGCCCAAGCCACTGGGAATGAGTGGTTAACCAAAGATGTCATGGCATTTATGCCTTTCAATGATAACTAGAGGACCCCTATGAAAAGTAAAGATATACAATTAGTATCTAATGAAATAGTAGAGAAGTGGTCTCCAGTATTGGAAGGGATTAAATCCGATTACGACAAGCGGGTTACCGCGCAGCTTCTAGAGAACCAAGCAAAATCATTTGTTGCTGAAAGACTTGACGAAGAAGCCCCATTTAGTGTGCCTAACTCTGTTAACACAGTTGGGCAACTGGGAACTTTCCAAAAGTTTGCATTCCCCCTCGTTCGTCGGGTTTATCCCCAACTGATCGCCAACAATATTGTCGGTGTTCAGCCCATGCAAGGACCTGTATCTCAAATATTCTATCTTGGTAACTCAAGACACTCCAAGCAAGCTAACATTAACCAGACGGTTTATAGTAAGTACAATCTGACCTACGCGGGTCTTACTACAAGCTCAATTTTCCCATCAGGAAACATTGATCTTGACCTTTGTACTGCTCCTGCGATTCAGGATATCATCGGTTCTGGTACGAACATCGATCTTCTACCAAACACCCAAGATACCTTTGCAGGAAGACCTCAGTTCCCCTCAGGTACTATCGGTGGTCAAATCGCTGCTTGGCCTGAGAGAAACAAGATGTTCGGCTTCAATGTTTCGGCTGGTGAAAGACTCGCCGCAGGTGATATCCCAGAAATCACCTTCCACATTGAGCAACAGCCAGTAGCCGCAAGAACCCGTAAGATGAGGGCTCTGTGGACTATGGAAGCCTCTCAGGACTTGAGGGCTTATCACGGACTTGATCTTGAGCGTGAGCTTAGTGAGCTTTTAAGCAACGAGCTTCGCCTTGAAATCGACCGTGAGCTTGTTGAGGATATTAGGATGCTCGCTTATGACATCGCCCCTGGTGATACAGACACCTTCGGTGGTTTCAGTAGGTCTATGTTGGATCAAGCAAACTCCAACAACTTCACCTTCAACCCTGATATGCAGTTTGCTAACCAGTTTACCTATGACCAGTCAAGCATGGCAAGCAACCCCGCTGGAACTCTCACAAATGTTTTCTTCTGTGATTTCAGCGCATCTGCTTCCTTGTTTGCACCACAGCATGTGGGTCATATGTACTCTAACCTTCTTGCTACTATTAACTTTGCAAGCCAGGACATTTATAAGTCTACATGGCGAGGCCCAGGTAACTGGATTCTTTGCGCTCCCATTGTAGGTTCTATGCTTGAGTCTGCTGCTAAGTTAGAGGGTGGTTTACCTGCTGATGCTGGTCCTACTAACATGGGTCAGAACATTCAGTTCAAAGGTAAGTTTGCTGGTAAGTACGATCTCTATATTGATCCTATGTACCCAGAAGATGAAATCCTTGTTGGTTACAAGGGTGCGAACGCTATGGATTCGGGTTTCGTGTATGCTCCATACATCCCACTCCAGCAGCTTCCCACCATTGTTGATCCTGCATCCTTCCAACCCAGGAAGGGTATCATGACTCGCTACGGAAAGGTTGCAATCTCTCCTGAGTCTAGATTCTACAGGATCGTCAGGCTTGTTGGACCTACGGCTAACTTCTTGAATGTACCATTCTCGAAACTTGCCGCTCCAAGAACTGATACTACTACAAACTGGAGTGCTCCTGCGGATCCAGGTGCTTGAGTTAGTTAGATAATTAAAAAAAAGAAAGGGTTGAGTTCTCCTCAACCCTTTCTTTTTGCCTATATATAAGTGACCATGTATAAATATAAGAGTATCTGTCGATTCAATATGCTTCTGCATCTAGAAAATAGGATAGTAGAAGTTCGTCCCAACCAAATAATAGAGAGTGCTACAGAACTTTCTTTTGAGAATCTACAACTAATAGAGTCTCCTCCTGCACCAAAAGAGGTAAAAAATGACAGCAGCAAGACCCAAAATACTGGGGTACGGAAACAGCTTCGGAGTAAGCCACCAAAAGGTACTGAGTGACTATGAGCCAGCGGGAGACATAAATCCTGACGAGCTTAACACCACTCTACTTACTGATGGGGTGGAGTTTAATCTTTTTGAGCAAAGCATTAGAGATTTTGTTTTAGCTCGCTTAGGTCACCCCGTTGTTAGGGTAGAGCTTACAGGTTATCAGATAAAAACCTGCATAGATGAGGCTATTACTAAGCTAGACTACCATGCTCCCTTGTGGACTATGCAGTTTGCTTCCTTTATGGCTCTAGGAGGGGTAAATGTATACGAACTTCCTAGGTATATCTTAAACAATCTAGAGTATGTGGTTTATAAAAAGACCCTGCTTACTATACAGTCGCAAGCTGGAACCTTGGAGTTTGATTTCTTTATTAAGTATTTCCAGGACAACTACCTATTTACTGATTTTAGTGTGGGGGATTTCTACTTACTGCAACAAAACCTAGAGATGATGAGAAAGGTTCTTAGCCAGGAGGGGTCTTTTAATGTGCTGGATAACCGCATTCTTCAGATTTATCCCGTACCTGCCGTTAATCAAGAGGTTATTGTGGAGTACAGGGCATTGAACTCTAATACTATCCAGCCAGCCTACAGAAATTGGATACAGAAATTTGCTTTAGCTGTTTGTAAAACTGTTCTTGGGCAGATTCGTGGTAAGTATACTAACCTCCCATCTCCAGGAGGAGGTGCCACTTTGAATGGGGCCGCTCTTATCGCAGAGGGAGAAAAAGAAATGGAGAGACTGGAGAAGGAACTTCTAGATCAAATTGAAGAACCACCTACCTTTACTTGTTACTAATGGGTACAGAGTTTAATACATATAAGGTTACGACACCTGTTCCTCCTCTTCCTGAGGTGGATGGGGAGAGTGTATTAAATCTTTTTGATCAAAATAATCCTGATATAAACTTATTTAATATAGTGGATGATGAGCTTATCAGGTTGTCAGGATCTCAGATGTATTATTATAAATTCTTTCGAGGACCTCAGGATTATGATGAAGTGTATGGGGAACAGACCACTAAAGCTATAACGGCAGACCCTATTCTTGTACACGGGCATTATGAGCCTAGAGTGCTAGAGGAGAACTTAACTGAGTTCGGGATTGAGCTAATGAATGAGCAGCTTTTTGTATTTAATAAAAGTTACATTGAGCAAATCTTAGCTCGTATTCCTATCCCAGGGGATGTGCTTCTTCCCAAATTTCAGAATCAAAAGTATGAAATATATCAGGTTCAGGAGGATAGCTTCGAAGCATATGGAGTTTACCATATGGTTTGTTCGGCCAAACTCCTCAGGGATAATGATGCGGTACAGGATACACCTTTAGTGGATGATAACCCAGATATAGGGGTATACAGTGGCTAATTTCTTTAATTCTAAAGGTGGGTCCTTCCTAGGGGAGGTGGACCCTAGTAGTATTACGCCAGCGAGGACCGCTAGAGACTTGTACATACACACTCTTACTGAGATGTCTAAGGATCCTAGTATTATGCCTCTTAGCACTTACAAAGAAATTCTTAGATATTTAATAGCTAAATTTGGGACCTTTGTAGTCTTAGATTCTCAAAATAAGTTGATAAATGTAAAGTGTATTCATGCTCGCCCAGAAAGAGCTATTGCTAAGATGACACAGACTACTAATATCATTCTTCCTACATGTAGCGTAGCTCAAATAGCTATACAGGAAGCTGAAAATAGAAGACGCATACACTCAATGCTTATGCATGAGACTGGATGGGATGAAAAAAAGCAGAGGGCTGTGAGAATTCTAAGATTTGCTGATCGACCAGTTACGCTAACTTATTCTCTAAATTTTTGGGCGAAATACATTTCCCACATAGATCAGTTATCGGAGCAGGTTCGTCTTATGTTTAACCCTACCCTTTCTATTAATACTCCTCTAGAGTCGGGTACACCTGCATTTTTAGAGAGAGAGTCTGATGATTCTAAAGTAGTTCTATCTGACAGAGAGGATAGAATTATTAAAAAATCATTCAACATTCGTATCGAAACTTATATCAAAAGTCCTAGATTTCTTGTCACATCTACAGGGAAAATCACTGTATTAAATAGTGATACTGGTATAATTACTTGATTATGAATTTTTTTATCTAAACTAAGGCGGGAAGGTAGTAAATATAGAAGGAGAACAGTAATCATGAAACTCATCACTAATGATAGTCTACAATCTTTTGAGGTATTTTTAAGAACACCTTCTGGTGCAAAATCCGTGTGGTTAGCACCCAAGAAATCCATAGTCGTACCAGGAGGCTACATTAGCGAACAGATAATGACAATGATTAATAGAAGATTACTCTCTCTTCGAAATGCATAGGAGTATTTAAATGCCTAATTATGTGAGCCCAGGAGTCTATACAGTTGAAAAAGATATTAGCGAGTATAGTCCATCTATTAACCCATCTGTAGTAGGTATCGTAGGTTTTGCGAGTCGAGGACCTACCAATAAAGCTACTTTAATAACAAGCCAAAACCAACTAGCAACCATTTTCGGAGAACCTCATGAAAATATTTATGGGCAAGGCTTAGAGGGTGCGTTAAAAATTCTAGACCAAACTAACAGCATGTACTTTGTTCGTGCGGCTACCAATGACACCTCTGCTGCTTCTGCGGCAGTGCCCTTCGGGGGGTGTCCTGCTGTAGCAGTTAGCTCAAATGGTTTTGGTTTAAATAATGCTCTTTACCTTAGAGTTCAAGCCTCTAACGGTACGGGAACTTCCGCTTTTGAAACTCACCCGTTAGGCAAAACCTTTAGTATCCCTACGAACACTATACCCTCTGGGGACGCAGGTTCAACCCAAGCAAAAGCCCTTAAAACTATTTTACATGGTGGAGGTGAAAGTGATGCTGTAGGGTGTTTCTTTAGTGAGGATGATTGGTCAGGATCTCAACTAAGCGGTGTTATAGCATCTAAATGGGCAGGATCAGGAGCTTGGATGACAGTAGAAGCCTTTAGCTCGTTAGATTCTAATGGGGGTTTAGGGCAGGGAGCTTCCGTCCTTAGACCCTTGGATGGGTCTGGAAACCTATCTGGGTATGGAGAAAACTCCAAGTTCGCTGGACCTGCTGACGGAATTAATAGTCCAGGCTTCGCTTCTTCAATTAAAATTTGGGGTACGCAACTTTCAGGGCTTAAGAACTTCACAGGGCAAGCAAATAACCTTTCGGGTCTTAACTATTTAGTAGAAAGTGTGTACGCTGGTGATGGATATAACGAAGGGGCAACTCCTACGGGAGGGACTAGCGGTGTTTCTGTGAAATACGAAGCCTTAGGAGGGGAAGGACTAGGAAACCTAATAGTTTATAGTGATGGGCAAGCTGAGGAAACTTTTCTTGTAAGTCTGGTGGCCTCTGGGGGATCCTTCTGGGAGGATGTAATTAACACAGGTTCTACAGACCTTAAATCTGATTACATTAAAGGTAACATGGTTTCATCGAATGTTACTTTTGGTGTGTCGGCTCTTAATAACTTTATCCGTAAAGCTACAGACTTAGGTACAGAAGGCTCCGCTTTTGGTGGTATCGCACCTAGGTTCCTCTCAGGGGAAGGTGGAAATTTTGCTCGTAACTCTGACAGTACTGCATATGATCTGTTGGGAGATTCTAAAGTTGATGTTGGGTTAGCACCTAGATTCCCTAAAGCCGTGGAAGGAACTTATAGTTTGGCTTACGGAGTTGGTGATACACAAGATACTGACACCTTGGCTACAGCCTTAATCGGAAGTAATTCAGTTGACCCCAAGACGGGCATGCAAGCTTTAGATGATGATTCTTTAAACATCTCTATAGCCGCAGTGCCTGGAGTTCACATTCAATCAGTACAGAATAATCTTATTACCTTAGCTGAAAATACTCAGAACTTTATTGCTGTGGTGTCACCACCTTATGCTATAGGCACTGTTCAAAATGCTATCGAGTGGACTAACGGTCAAACCACCTCTCGTACAGCTTCCATTAACAGTTCCTACGCTGCTATGTATTGGCCTTGGGTCCAAACTTTCAGCGTAGCTGATGGTAAGAACAGGTGGTTTGACCCAGCTATTTACGGTGTAATGAGCATGTGTAATACAGATGATGTAGCAGACCCTTGGTTTGCCCCTGCTGGTCAAGCGAGAGCACTCATTGGTAACATGGGAGCAGAGAATGTAGAAGTCAAATTGAACCAAGGGGATAGAAATACTATGTATTCCGCAGGTAACGCTTTGAATCCTATTGTAAACTTTGTTCCTCAAGGGATAATGATATTCGGTCAGCGCACTGCTCAACGCAAGCCTACCGCATTAGATAGAATCAATGTTAGAAGACTTATGATTTACATTAGAAAGGTGATCTTAGAAACTACCCGTCAGTTTATCTTTGAGCCTAATGATGGATTTACATGGGAAAGAATTTCAAATGTTATCAACCCCTTCCTTAATGACATCAAACAGCGGCGAGGTATAACAGAGTTCAGAGTTGTCTGCGACGAAACAGTTAACACCCCTGTTAGAATTGATCGTAACGAGATGTGGTGTAAGGTATTAGTGAAGCCAACCAAAACTGCTGAGATGGTGGTCTTCGAACTAAATGTAACTAATCAATCAGCAGATTTAGGATAGGAGAAAAACAATGGCAGACGCATATTATGACGCTAATCGAACAATAGATGGGTTAAATGCCCCTCTGATATCTAATGAGTTAGATTCTGTTCGTGCATACCAATGGGAAGTAACTTTTGGTTTTGAGACTGGTGCGAATTTTGAAACACTAGCAGCTAAACAAGTTAACGGTATCGGTTATCAAGTAGAGGATATCGAAGTTAACAGAGTGAATGATAAGGTTTACTACCCAGGAAAACCAAGCATGGATGAATGCGTAATAACCTTTGATAACATTCGAGAAAAGAAAATAAGTGAGATGCTTTTTAAGGTGTTTAAAGTAGTTTATGATCCTCTTACTGGGGACTTTGCAAACATGCAATCAGCTACAACTAAAAGTGCTATTAAGCTAACTCAACTGAAGCCTGATATGACAGTCTTCAATCAGATAGGTCTGGTAGGGGCTTATCCTAAGAAGTGGACCTGTGCTGAATATAACTACTCCACTAATGATTTCCATACTGTAGAGATGACCTTCCGTTATGATTTCATTAATCATACGAGTACAGGTGTGTTCTCATAAGATAGTGGCTTGTATTACATAAAGTCCAGTCCATTTGCCGTGGACTGGACTCTCCCATCTATAATAAGTTATGAACTATTTTGAAGAACTGCTGGAAAGTTACTCCCAATTAAAAAAAAGAAAGCTAGTTATTCGAATAGATGAGAGGGGAGAATTTCAGGAACTTCAACGCCAGAACCCAGAAAAGGCTCAACAGATAGAGGTAAAGCTTCAACAAGAGTTTGAGGGGTATAGTGGTGGCGTAGTTAAGTCTGGGGAGCAGATAAAGGCGGGGTCTCTTAATGCGGTTGAGGTTCCAGAAGGGCAGAACGCAGCCAATATGGCACTCCCTGTTGAGAATCAGGCTTATGTTGTAAACATTCAACCCAAGGAAGTAGGGGGCGAAGTTGGTGCGGCTGTTTATTTTAGAGCCCCAGGTCAGACAACCAACACAATGATTATTTCCGCTGCTGGGAATGTAAACCCTAAAGCATTCGGGCAATACAAAAATGCTTTAGCTCAGGTAGAAGAAGGTCTCCCTATGCTTGATGGGGATGTGGATACTTCCCTTATGAATGCTGGTAATTTGCTAGGAGTAGAAAACACCTCTCTTGTCAAGCAGTCCCTCCAAAACCTAGTAGGTCTCATTCGGAATGCTGCGGATCAACCTGACGCTGCTGATGAGGGGTGGGCTAGGACGGAGGGGGTTGGTGTTCAAGGTCCCGCTTCCTATATCACAGGCAACAGGCAACAGTCTTTAGAAAGAAAACTAAGTAGGTTACAGTTTGTAAAGATAAACCCAGCAACAGAGGGATTAGAAGTTGCTGAAGTCCTCCCTCAAGTTAAGGCTAACCTATTAGAGAGTGCTCTTCAATCCATGGAGAATTTGTACAGTTTTGGTAGTAATTTTAACTCCAAAGCTGCTAAAGATAAAGCTTGTACTCTTTTGTCTAACTCTATTAAGAGGGATGTGGGGGGAAAAATAGTAGCTTTAACGGGTGAAGATAATTCCGAAGGAATTCGTTTCACTCCTAGCCCTGCTGATAGGTGGTTCATGAAAAGGGCAGAGCAAATTTGTGATACAGCAATAGCCGATGCTCCTAGGGGTAAGGTTGATCAACATAGTATTAATGATTATATAGGGAAAACTAGTGAGTCTGCGGGAGTTGCTTTAGTAGCTCTAGGGGTAATACATGAGCTAATGGATGGTAATGAAGACGCACTCAATAAACTATCAGAGTATGTTCGAAAGACTGTTATTAAAGATATTAACTTGTTTAGGGCTTCTTTCGGCAAGTGGATCTCTTCTGTAAAGACGGGTTCAACTGACGAGGAAGGCGCAGCGGTAGCCTATGTCGCTGATAAACTAAGTGATTATATTGGTATTGATTCAAGTGAAGTTATGGGTTTCTTTTCGAGGTTAGGTCGCTTGCAAGAGCCATTAACTAAGGCTTTAGACCCTGATATAGTTGTAAATGTAGGCAAGGAGAAGGGCCAAGGATTCGCAGCGGATAATAATTTTATTTTTATGTCTTCTAAAGGAGGTAAATCTGCGGAGGAGCGAGCTAAACAAGCTCATGCTAATGCGGGAGTGAAGTGGAACGCTAAAAAAAACAAAGCTACTTTACGAGATCTACTAAAGAATGCAGACTCTAAGAAACTGTGGATGGATATTCATAGTCTAAGTGATGATGATCTAAACCAAGAAGTATATTTTTTGGGAGACGGATTAAAAACTAAAGCTGTCCCATATACTGAGAGCACCTTAGGTGAAAGTGATAGGTTGGATGATGTTGTAGATGGTATAGCTGACACGGAGGTTAAGGAAGGTTATGATGCTACAGTGCGTAAGAGATTAGGTATAAGTGAAGCTGAGGAACAGGGAGTTAGAGATTACAATAGTGAGCTTAAAGATATTAAAGCTGACATAGATACTCTATTCCCTCAAGGGGGGCTGGAAGTATTCGATCCAGAAAAAGGTAATATAACCTCTAGTGACGGCAAGGCTCAGATGGGTATTATTAAAGATATTATAACTAAAAGCTCTACTTTCGAAGACATAGAGCACGGACCTATTCTCCGACTGTTTAAGGATCAAAAAGGCAGGGAACTAGATCTTTCTGATCCTGTTAACATGGCTAAAGTTAATGAAGGTTTGAAAAGATACCTAACTGCTTTAAGGGTTACACAAGATTCAAACGATAGAAATAAGAAGGGTGAGTTAACAGCTAAAGCTGCTCAATCTAGACTGTGGGTGATGTATGCTGCTCAATTTGTGGGGGGTGTGGATCATGAAGAAGCCTCAACTGTACAAGACCTTCCTTCTATGAGAACAATGACAGGTCCACACATGGGAACTCTTAATGATGCCACAAAAGGGATCCTAAATGATACTTGGGATGTAGAAATGCCATCCCCAAGAGGAGAACATGGTCATCCAGGGGCTGCGTTACTTCTTTCTAACAGAGAAGACGCAGCAGATAGATTAAGCTTTAGACAAAGTAGAACATGGGGGGCAGGTGGGAAGGCAAATACAAGGTGGAGTCTGGTGCAGCCTAAGTATTCTTTTGAAAAACGAGCTAAAATTAACGAAGTCGTAGGGGAGGCATCTAGGGAGGATGCAAGTATCTTATACCAGTATATTAATAATCAAGGTAAACTCCTTGAACAACTGGTGGGACTAATTAAAACCACTTAGCTTGATTAGATGCTAGTAGATCATCTAATTTGTAGATAGCGTACTCTATTCCAGACCCAATTGTTATGTGGGGGATGTATGCATCAAAAATATTTCCCCAAGTAATAGCTAAGATAGGTCTACGGTCCTGCTGGAACAGTACTAAAGGTAGCTTGTCGCATTTTTGTGAATCTTTTTCACATTGATTAATAAAACCCCACAAGGCAGAGCTATTATCTAATAAGCTATAAATATTCTCTTTGTTATACCCTTTTTTACATTCAATACAGAACTTAAAGCTTTGCGGTGTTATTAAATCTCCGTATATATGTAAGTGCTTAGGTAGTTTATGAGTTGTAGCAAATGCTCCTGACCCAGGTGATCTACTAAATTCTTTAGTATCAAACTGTTCATTAAGTAGCTTTGCTATTTTTCTTTCAAATGAACTTCCTTTAGTTCTACTATTAATTCTTTTTTTTTCTTTTAATTTTGATAAATCGTATTCATCTTTCATATAATATTATAGTATGGAAATCTTTGGCGCAGACAGCAGTGGAATCAATGTAAACTGGGCAGACGCCCCCGTTAAAATCGTAAATAGGAATCGTGACCGAATGAAACTACAAGTAAAACTCTCAAAAGTGGAGGCTCAAGCCTTCAAAAATTTCATGCAGACCGTTAAGCCTCAAGAGGTTGACGAGTCTCAA